CTCTCTGATGCTGCACTCGCGAAGATGTTCAAAGTCTCGTCTAAACATTGGACGATAACGAGTTATCTTAGACATGATTTGATCTCTGAGTGAACAGGCGTATCAACCAGTGGCCTACATCAACTTCCCACCACTTTTCACCAAATCGCGCATTGTTAGGGCGATAATGATGGTTATTGTGCCAACCTTCTCCCCACATGAGATATCCAAGCCACCATATATTGGTGCTGTCGTCTGGCGTGTTGTGATTCCTGTAACCTATCATGTGTGTGAGTGTGTTAATGAACGATCCGGCATTCCACAATATAGCTGCAGGCACAAGGTAACAGCTTAACAGCAACATAGGGTCAATGATTGACCATATGGTCAAAATGCAGATGTGTGTGGCAATATAATGCTGATGTATCCACAGATGAAAAGAGTCTCTGATCAGATGCGCAGCGTATCTGGGATTGGTCTTTTCAATCATGCTTAACCACTGCACTTTAAAAAACCCTTTGTGCGTAGGGCTATGAGGATCAAGCGCATCGTCGGTGTGATGATGATGTTCTCGGTGCACGGCCACCCATGCAATGCTGCTACCAGTCAAACCATATGTGCCACAAATGGTGCCTAATCTTTCAAACCAACGAGGAGCTGACCAGCTCTTGTGGCTAAGCAACCTATGATATGTCATGGTCATGCCGAGACAACCGGTGATGAAATACACCAATGCAGACAGCATCCAGTGATACCAGTAGCCGTAAAACAGTTGTGCTATCAATCCGCAATGGGCGACCAATTGCAGCACAGCTAGGGCTGTCCTGTCTGAGATGATACGGTTGAGCATGAGACCTCCATATTTTATTTTAACACATGCACTGCATTGGTTCAATCTACCTAAGATTTTGCGATACCGCACATGTATAAATACTTTAGCAAAACAAGGAGACTAACACATGGCTTTCCAACCAACACTCAGTAAGTTTGGCGTGCCGGTTGTACCAGGTATAAGCGGTACCGGCATACTAATGCCAAAACTGAAGTATCGCTTCAGGATCAGCATGCAGAGCTTTGGTCCAAGCGGGGCAGCCATCGAGCTGACTCGTCAGGTGGCACAGGCTAACCGTCCTAGCATACAGCATAATAGCACTGAAATACACAGCTACAACAACATCATGTATCTGCCAAAGAAGCCAGAATGGCAGACCATTGAAATCAAGGTGCGCGACGATGTCAACAGCAGCGTGAGCACATTGGTGGCTTATCAGTTACAGAAGCAAATGAATCACTTCGACCAAACCAGCTTTTTGAGTGGCATCAACTACAAGTTCACCACTCAGATAGAGACGTTGGATGGTTCAAACGACGGTGTGCTTGAAAATTGGTATCTCGAAGGGTGCTATCTTGAGACAGTAAACTATGATGAATTTGATTACAGCAACAGCGACTCGATGATGATAACCATGACAGTGCGCTATGACAATGCTACGCAGGATATGGATATCATGACTCCATTCCCACTGGCAACTGGTCGCGGTATAATGGTATAATCACTGTAGATACATTAACATACAAAGACCGTTGGCAAAACCAGCGGTTTTTCTTTGGCTAAATATCTGCATGGCAATTGACATTTTACGCACAAAACAATATGCATCTTGGTTCTTTGGGGCACAATCTCCTGGCCAACGCATGTACGCCATACCTCGCTACAAGTACATGTTTTATGCCAGGTTCAACCTTAATGCACAGGCATTGAGCATGTTTCCTGATCAAAGACTAATTGGCAGCACTTCTGGTGTGAGTTTTAAGATCAAGACCATCGATAAGCCAAACATTGAACTCAATCAAAAAGAACTTAACCAATATAATCGCAAGAGATATGCATATACCAAGACTGAATATCGACCAGTGAACATAAGTCTCTACGATACAGTTGACAACAAACCGTTCAATCTTTGGATACAATATTTCAATTATTACTTTGGTGATGCACGATACAAGTCATCAATGACCATGCAATCCAGCCCAGTTGATCCTACTTTTGATGACAGCACTGGTTGGGGACTGCGACCGCTTGTTGAACAGATCAACTTTTTTACCAGTGTTGATCTCTATGCAATCTTTGGTAAGGAATACACATTAACCAGTTATCTCAATCCAAAGATAGCATCCATCGACTGGGGCAATCATGATACCAGTGATAGCAATCTGGAAGAATTGAAAATGAGTCTCACCTATGAGACTGTGCAATACGACACTGGTGTGGTTACACCAGAATTGGCAGCACAGTTTGGATTTGATGTTGGTCCAGCCACGCTAGAGCCTAACAACGTACAGGCACCTATAGTCTCTAAAAGACCAGCAAATCCAACTGGTTATATATACTCTGAAGATGTTGAAGCTGCATTGACTAGTCCTAGTCTGGGAGTGTTATCTAATTTTGGCATGTCTGGCTCAAGTTACAATGCACTGACTATTGGCATACGTGCACTGACAGCTGGTGCTGCCCTGCAAATACAGTATTCATCTGGGCCAGGTGCTAACGATTCTTTCTATGTAGGAGATGGAATTGGTTCATATCAAAGCGACATACCGATTGGCGAAAACTATGGTATAACTGGTTTACCTGGCGGCCAACTGCCTTATTCTAACCAATTTATACCATTTGATGAAACCAACTCATTCACGACACTGGGTGGGTTTGGAGTTTACAATCTCCTTGGTTCTTTTGGTAATTTTAATTTTGGAGCAGGTCAGTACAGGACGTCGGGTCCCAGCAGTTACACCACATCGTACGATCCTCTGACAGGATCCACTAACGTAAGGCCAGGGATTACCAACGACACGTCTTATGACACGGCACTGCCCTATCGTTATCCAGGCGCACAAGGCATCAGCATTGAAATAGGCACCCCAACCCGTTACAATTCCTATTATGGCAACAACGGACAGCAATATCTCACACAATATCAACAGATACAACGCGAACGCCGCAGGGTACAGACTGGAGAGGCATCACTTGTTATCGAGATAGGTAATCCTGATTACAGCAACAATGGTATCTACAGTGGTTACAATAGATCGTCGTATCTGCCTGCACCTTATCCAGCATTTGGACCAGGATTATATGAATCTGCTGCTGAGAGCAATAACACGGGTGGATCATTTGGTTACCTAGATGATCCGGCAATCTTTGGCGGGGATACCAGCGACAATTTACCACCTCCGGTGGTTATACCCTACGACAACACCAATTATTGATAGGTAGCACACATGTCTGGTACCAAAGATATCATCCAAAATAACATACGCAAACAGCTTGCTCTGCAGAGCGGTCAGTTACAGGTCGCCAATCAGGGCGGTAACTATCAATTTGCCAACGGCCAAGGCGTGCCAATTACAGGCAGCAACGACTACACCAACTACGCTCTTAAGCAAGCTCCTGCCCGCTATGTAACTACCATGAGCTCTACCACGTATGAGTTGGCCAAAGGCATATTTGGCGGAGATGGAGTGCCAGAACAGCTGATAGAAGTGTTAGCTAACATGGCCACATATTATTCCAGCCAGACTGGACAACCTGTGACAAATCTGTTCAAGAAAGGTGTGTTGCTGAACGACTTTCTTGCTACCATAAACAGCATAAGATTGCCAACCAGCCAGATAGGTTATGTTGGGATCAATCCGGCACCTGTGTGGACTCGCAATCCCACCCTAGGACCCACAATAGCAGCTGCGATAACAGGACAATGAGCAAATATAGCCAAGGACGATTCGTACCAAAGAATCCAGCCAAGCTGCTAGGCAAGCAAGAAGTGGTATTCCGCAGCAGTTGGGAACTCACTGTGATGAACTTCCTCGACACACATCCCAGCGTGATACAATGGGCCAGTGAGAGCATACGGATACCGTATATAAACCCGCTTACAGGCAAGCCCAGCCAGTACGTGCCGGATTTCATGGTGTTGTACCAGGATAAGAATGGCAAACGCAGAGCCGAAGTGGTCGAGGTAAAGCCTGCCAAAGAGGCCATGGTTGAAAACGCCAAGAGCAAACGAGACAAGGTGAGTCTCATATTAAACACTGCCAAATGGGCTGCAGCCATCAGCTTCTGCAAGAAGAACGGCATGACTTTCAGGATCCTCACTGAAAGTGACATATATATCACAAAGCCCAAGAGGAAGCGCTGATGGTCAATCGATTTAAGACGCTAGAAGATACGTTTGATATTGAATCAGTTGGTGAAGAAACAACAGCCATTGAACCAACTGATGCAGACATTCATGCTGCGCTAGCACTGGCAAATGACATTGACAAGCAACTGTCAACAGCTCGCGGCAAGGATGAACACGACGTAGAGATGGATCATCTGGCTGACCTAGCTATTAAAGCACACATGGATCTGCAGGATCTGGGAATGAATGTTGAGATACGGCACGCTGGTGAGATATTCAGCAGTAGCAGCCAGATGCTGAAGATAGCTGTGGATGCTAAGAACGCCAAAGTAGATAAAAAGCTGAAAATGCTAAAGTTACAACTGGATAAGCTGAAATTGGATCGTACAACTAAGGCAGGAGATAAGGAGCCACTCGATGTGAAAGCTACCATGATGGATCGCAATGAACTGTTGAAACAGCTAAGTGAAATTGATAACGACACTAAATAACAGTCACATTGGAGCATCTATGGCCATGAAGTCGTTCAGAGAATATCTTGCTGAGAGTACTCGAGAATACGGGTATGTTATCAAGCTAGCGGCAGAACCCAGTGATGAACAGCTGGATGCAGCAGAACTTTATCTCAGTCAGTTTGGTTTAGTAGAGATGACTCAGCCTGTGTGGCTCAAGGATGACAAGCTGGATTTTGTTGATCAACAGAACGTTCAGATCTGGCAGATTAACTTTGTTACTACTATGCCACTGAGCAGTTACATTACAATGGAAGGCCTGCGCGGCGTTCTAAACGTTCCAGAAAAGAACATCGTGGTCCGTACTGCCACTGAACCAGTTGAAGAGTACGCTGACGATTACATGACTGATCGTGGCTTCCAAACGATTGCCAAAGACAAAGATCTCAAAAGCATGGGACGTCTTAGTACTGACCGCTTGTATCAAGACATAGAACAGCCAATTGTCACTGACATATATGGTGATGCTTATAACAAGAGGTTCTTGGATTATCTTGCTGGCGTCAAAGCAACACGGCCAAGCGATGAAATTGACTCTAGCCAACCTTTGTTTAGCTGGTTAGAGATGAGCAAGATTGCTCCCCATGAACCAGTGCAGGACATGGCTGATTTCAATGCCAGATATGATACCCCAAAACCAGTTTACAAGCCATCTAGCAAGGATGTAGCAGATCCAACGCCGCGTAGTGGACTTGGTCCAGACGGTAACTTTGACGATGGTGCACAGATAATGTACCGGTTCTACAAGGACCGCGATGGCAAACGAGTGAACATGGGAGCACCAAAGACTCCCAACAAACCAGAATTCTTAAGGAAGGGTTAAACCATGGATTTCCATAGCATGATAGGCAAGCTTAGGGCTATAGAGTCCTTGGGACGCAGAGACAGTGTATTTGAGGCAGAGGAGTGCAACATGACCGCTGAGGGCGAAATGTGCCCGGTGCACGGCATGGAGGAATGCACTGGTTATCAAGGTACCATACAGATGGAAGACACCACAGCTGGCACAGCTAAGATGTATTCCCATGGTCATCCAGATGCAGATGACGTGATGTCTGCCATTGCTGACCAACGGAAAACAGCCAACAAAGAACCAGTGGTCAGCGAAGATGATATCGAAGAAAGCATTCGCAGCATGATAGATGTTTTAGAAAATGCCTATCGTGAAACACGGGGAGAGATGATGGACGAAGAGTCTGATCACACTCGCGACGATCGTGCCGAAAAAGCTGGACGCAAGGTAGCACATGATATTGAATATGATGAGCGTCGCAAGGATCACATACATGGTCATAAGCGCGGCAGCGAAGACGACAAGGCAGAACGTGCAGGTCGTCGTATTACCAAAGACATAGAATATGATGAGATGAATGAGAATATGGAGGAGGGTGAGTGCAACATGACAGCAGAGGGTGAGATGTGCCCTGTGCATGGCATGGAAGAGTGCTGGTCGGCTACTATGGAAGAAGATGCACCTCTGGGTCCGATACCATTTACACCAATTGGTGCCACCAACAATGGCCCTGATACACAAGGTTTTGTTTATGCTTATAACGAAAGCCAAAAACAACTACGCGAAAGCATGAACATTGTGATGACACAGAACATTGACGATCAAGGCAGCCACAAGAGCATGACTGTCACAGCAACAGATGAGGATTTTGAAACTCTTGAACGTTTGCTGAGCATGAGCGGTATTGGACGCAGCACTGCTCCGGCCGAGGTTGTGATCGCAGCACCAAAAGCTGGAATGCCATATGGTGTATCAGCTGAACCAACCTGCTCACACTGCGGCAATCCACAAAGTGCTTGCACCTGTGAAGAAGTTGCTATGGAAAATGCGGAACATGACTATGGTCACGACGAGCATGCAGAAGCTGGTGAACCTGTGGATGTCAAGGATTACGTATATCAAGGTCGTCACATCAACCAACGCTTTGGTAAGATTGGCGATAACACGCTGATGGCAGAACAGGCAGAGCGTGCTGATAGCTTGTTTGCTGCACTTAGCGAACAATATACCGATTATCTGATAGAAGGCGAACTGGAAGGCAGCAATGCTGGATTTGACAGCCCGCTCACAGCCAATGCACGCGATGCGTTTGACAAAGATCCATTTGCTGATGAAGAGCCGGTCACCGACGGTAGCCGCAGTCCTCTGAGTCATATTGGACGCCAGGACGTGATGAATTAATCATGACTCTTCGGGCGATTTACGAAAAAATAACTCAACAAGAACTTCAGTCAGTAAACGATGATTTCGTCAATGCTCTTCAGAACAAAGATTGGAATACCACATACTATCCTTTGATCATGAAAGGTATCAAGGATGGCACTTTGGATCTTGCAACCTTAAAGCAATGGATCAAATTAGCCAAAATAAGTCAGCCTGGACTCGATATTTCAACTGTGCCTAACGATCTCAAAGAAATGTTTCACTGGCTTAATGGCAAATATTTTGCTGGTGATATTCCATCTTTTATTCCAGTAAATTTTGAAAGGTTAGGATACTCTGATGGACTAACTGAGTCAACTTTAGAAGTAGAAAGTGATAAAAACGGACAAATGTTGAAAGACAGCGAAGACCGTCCGATTTACAAAGTGGACGCAAATGGACAACCTATCGCTGTTATTAGCAGCATTAAGATACGTATTTCGGAAAAGTATAAACCAAACTCAAATGTGTCCTATTCCAATGATATGAAAAATAAAGTGATTTGTATATTGCTACATGAGATGGTTCATGCATATTTTTTCAGCCATGATAAACCAGCCGAGGGACACCATAGTAATTTTAAACAAAAATTGCGTGCTATTTCTAACCAAACTGGTCTTCCGTGGGACGATTTGTTGGGAGGTTATCAACCTGACATGGACGAACCCTGAGTAATTCTCGCATCAAACAGCTAGCTGGACTATCACAGCAATAAGTATCAAGCACATACAGTGCCCTGAGATAGAATGCCATGGCCAAGACTGACATCGACTTTCAATTAGTGAAGCAGGCTAACAAGAAGACTGCGTACACAGCACATCAGATACGTGAGATAGCACGCTGTGCGAAAGATCCGTTGTACTTCATGGAAAACTACATGAAGATACAGCATCCTACCAAAGGCCGCATAGCATTTGAAGCATACGAATATCAAAAACGATTAGTTTATTCCTACTGGAAGAACACCTCTGTGGTAGCGTTACTGCCTAGACAATCTGGAAAAACCACAACAGCAGCTGGTTATCTACTGTGGTATGCCATGTTCAATGACGATGTCACGGTTTTGATTGCGGCTAACAAGTTCCGAGCTGCCAATGAAATCATGGATCGTGTTAAGTTTTCCTATGAAGAACTGCCCGATTGGCTGCGTGCAGGCGTGGCCACATATAACGTGCAAGATATCAAGTTTGACAACGGTTCGCGCATTAAAGCCACTACCACTACTCCAGATAGCGGACGCGGCATGTCTATCTCACTGCTATATCTAGACGAGTTTGCGTTCGTGAAACCTCGTATTGCAGAAGAATTTTGGACAGCTATGAGTCCCACGCTGGCCACTGGCGGTAAGTGCATCATTACCAGCACACCAAACAGCGACGAAGATAAGTTTGCTGAGATTTGGTTTGGTGCCAACAAGACTGTGGATGACTACGGTAATGACACACCTGATGGGTTGGGGGTAAACGGTTTTGCAGCATTCACTGCACACTACAGCGAAGTGCCAGGCAGGGATGAAACATGGGCTGACAGAGAACGTGCTAAGATCAGTGTGGATCGATTCCGTCGAGAATATGGATGCGAGTTCGTGACCGCCGACGAAACGCTGATCAATGCCAGCACATTACTACAGTTACAGGGTGTAGAACCACTATATAAAACCGGGCAGACACGCTGGTATGAGCAGATAAAAGCCAACAAGACATACCTAGTAGCACTAGATCCCAGCGCAGGTGTTGGCAAAGATTTCAGCTGCATCCAGGTATTCAGCCTTCCTGACATGGTTCAGGTAGCAGAGTGGACACACAATCGTACCAGCATACCTCAACAGGTCAAGACGCTGCAAAGCATCATAAACTTCATACACAGCGAGATGCGCAAGTTCAGCGATCAGCGCGGCGAACCTGAGATATACTTTACTTTGGAAAACAATAGCTGGGGCGAAGCTGCTATCGTAACCATAGATGAGATGGGCGAAGAAAGTTTCAATGCTATCTGGTTACATGAACCAAAGGTAAGAGGGGTAGCTAGGCTACGCAGAGGATTAAACACCAATGTGCGTAGCAAGGCTATGGCCTGTACAAAGATGAAAAGCCTAGTTGAAAGCAACAAGCTAGGTTTGCGTAGTAAAACTCTGGTAAGACAGTTGAAATTTTTCGTGGCCAAAGGCAACAGTTTTGAAGGCAAGGCGGGTGAGAATGACGATGCTGTCATGGCTACTATATTATGCATTCGCATGATGCAGATGGTCACACGCTGGGACGAACAGATTGGCAATCTCATGAAAGATGAATTTGCAGAGATGGCCGATGAACCAATGCCAATCAGCTTTGGTTACTAAGCTAAATATAGCATCATGAATCACAACTGGGACGTCATAGGCGACAAGATCTTTGGCATACTGCGAGGCAGAGGTTATCGCCTGCAGATGTTTGACAAGGGCGGCGAAAAGACCATGGACCCACACGAAGCCACACGTTTCTTTGCTACAGTGCCAAGCCAAGATCCAAACCTGGACAGCTTTAACATTCTGATCAGCCTCCACAACGAAGATACCAACAGTCACCTTGACATCAAAACACCTGATCTTGCTGATGATCAAGATTTCAATACTGTGGTAAAGCTCAAAGACAGCCTGCAGAACAACATCGGTGATCGTGAAGGTCTTAGCGTGAACTGGTACAAGTTTGATCATGACATTGATCCGCGAGAGGACGCCGTGAACAACATACAAGAAAGCCGTGATATCAGCAAGCCCTATGGCAGCACCAAGAGTAGCTATCAACAGATTGGCAACAGCAAGCTGATAATTCGCCACACTGATCCAGTAAACGAAGAAAAGAAGGGCAGCCGTTGGCGCCATATCAAGAACATCTTCATTGAGACCAAACTAGGCGAACGTTTTAACTATCCTCATCCGCACATAGCAGGAGCAAGGGCAATGGCAAGACACCTTGCCAACGAAGGGCGCTACAACGATAAGACAGCCAAGGCCATTCTCAAGATGAGCGAAGATTTTATCAAGCTTAAGAAGGCCAACAAGCTGATGCGAGGCAAGGATGATGATCTCAGCCTCAGGGTCAAAGGTGCGCTAGAACAGTTAGCCAAAGAGAGCAAGCGTTTGAGCGGCAGCAAAGGTTATGCTACTGGCATAGCTAATCTTGCCAAAGCGACAATGAGCGCTCCGGCAGAGCGAGTGATAAGTCTGCGCAACAGCTTGGCAGAAACCTGCGGTTGCCAACAGGACGATGATGGTGCGATGGGTTCTCTAGAAGCAGCAGCCCGTTATCTCATCAGCAACGGATATTCTGTGGCACCAGCTGAACCAAATATTGAATTTGATCAAACTCATTCTGTTGGTGAAGACCCTATAGATATTGAGATCTTGCGTTTAGAGGAGCTTGCTGGTATCATCTAAGCATGATATTGGTAATTTGCTTTAACAAAAACAAGCAGAAAAAATCAAGGTTTGACGAGTTTATCAAATCAGCAGCGAGTATCAATAATGTTGAAATTCGCGTAACGCCTGATTCATCTGATTTCAATGATAGCATAACCTTAGCTATGTTGAGATTAGAGCAGGAGCTGTTTTCCTGTAAACAATTTTATTCAGACCATCCGAAATATTCTGCTATCATGCTAATGTTTGATCCGGCATGGTTCGTAGACATCGCAAACCTATTAGATAAATGCAGCGGACTACGCGGCGATGAGATGATATTTTCAAACCTTGATTGTCAAATAAATGTAGATTGGATAATAGCTCATCCGCGCAGCATTATACGTTGGGCCGCAGGCCTGCCTTATGTATCTAAACTTGGATTTAATACTTGGCCGATGCTTGAGCATAAGTCAGACACAGCTTTTTATGTATGGTGGGCACAACGCAATAATCTCAAGGTACTGGGATGAAGACTGCTATCTTTTTAAGAGGAGAAGCAAGGACATGGTGTCTAACTAAAAGACACATGCTATCATTTTTTTCTGATATCTATCCTGAATGCGATTGGTATTGTGCGTTTCTCCAGTCTGATACCATTAACCAAATTGACTTGATACAGGACTTTAACCAACAGAGACTGATCTCGGCATTGTTGCCCGAACGCTCGTTATATCCGTTACCAATAGATAATGATGATGTTTCCTGCTGGAGATATTTTAATCCAGCATATTGGCGCATCGCATGGTTAGATTGGCAGCTAAGCATTGAAAAGAGACGGCGCGAGCTAGAGACTGGGTCACGTTATGATAATGTAGTTTTCATACGTCCAGATTGTTGGTATTTTGATGGAAGTGCACCCTGCAATAGAGTAACACGGCTACTTGGTCCCATGACGGTGTCCGAAATAGGTAATTCATCTTCAGAAGGTCATTTGGATGATTGGTACGACGGTGATTTGATCTGGCGAGCAGGCAGCATGGCAGCTGATATATTAGCTCTGCGATACCTCGAAACTGGCTTCACAGATGGTTCGCATCAATTGGTCCACGGTAACAGCCATGCTTTGTTATCATTTTACCAACCGCGCAATTACCTCGTTTATGACAAAGATTCAGCTGGATTTGTCACTCAAATCATCAGACCTGATCAGATTGATCAGATGCCGTGGGACTTAGATAAGCACGATCCGCAGTATAACGACAGTCGCACGTGGCATGCTAGATCAATAGAAGATAAGATACAATGGTGCCAAAAACTTGGCATAGATCCGCGAGATTACCAGTTAGTAGATTGACACTTGACAAACCCTGCGGCATAAATACACTGTCAGTTAGCAATATCACGTTGCTGACTGTCTATAACTCAATTAGGCACATGAAAGCACACATAGGAGGCACATTAT